ACCTATCTGACCACTGGCACCTTGCCCTGCGTTCATTGCACCGGATAGGTAGTTGTAGTCCTGCATGTTGTTCTGGTTATATCGGTCGTATGAACGGCCATATTCTTGGCTAGCCATCGCCTGATTGTAATCGGACATGTCCTGGGCCTGACCACCTGACATGCGACGACCACCAGCGGCGGCGGCTTGATTCATCGCCTTAGCGCCCTCCGCTAGCCTGTATTGGTAACCAGGGTCCGATTGCATGTCCGAAGCTCGAAAGTCGCGTAGTAAGCCTCCCTGACCCGCATTCATACGTCCACCGAGCGCATTAGCGGCTTGCTTTCCGATAGCTGCATAAGGTTGTTGTTGTTGTATCGCTTGTTGTTGTGAAGCGACCTGTTGCTTCGCTGCTTTAGATGCCGCGCTTGATGCTTGGTTAGCACCATATAGTTGCACGCCAGCGTTCAAGAAGTTGCCAGCGTTGTCGCCTACAAACTCTGTTATTGAATCCCAAAAACTCATAATCTCATCCTCTTAAACTGTTCCGCCAGCTGCGTTGACCCAAACTGCGCCGTCCTCGTCGTACCAGATGGGATACCCCAACGAAGTATCAAAGTACGTGCGACCCGCAAACAAGAGCTGAGTGGGCCTGTCTGCTGTTAATCCTGATTCTGTTAAGCCGTTGAGCGTCCTGCCCATATCGGAGAACCAAATAACCCATACCCTTGACTTAAGGTCGGGGTCGCTTGGTGGTCTAAAATTTAGTCTTGGCATATTATTATCCTGCTGTGTCAACCCATGCGCCAATGAAGATAACTTCTATTGGTTCACTGCATCTAAACTTGAAAGCCCAATCGTATGATCGGCCTAACCTGCGGTAGAGCACGCGCTTGGTGAACTCACCGCGCTTACCCATACCGGCGAAGTGCTCATTACCCCAACTGTTACCCCCGTCCTTGGATATTTCCATCATCATAACGGGGTCGCTACCTTGCCCAGTCGCTAGCGCGGTGCCGGTGCGTAGGTCTAGCCATACGCGCGATATCTGCACGTACTTTTCATCAAAAATGTGCTTGCTTACAATCTCACGCACGATAGGCTCTGAGTCATCTGTCTGCGATGTTGCATCTAACGTGTAAATCTTACCTACGTCATAATCTGATACGTAGAACTTGCCACGGTAGTTCACACCGAACTCTGCACGGTGACGAGCGCCGACAGAGCCATGTTGTAACTGACTCCAGATGTTTGTCTTGCCGTCGTATAGCCAACTCTTACCTTCGGTCGGAAAGTTAAGCTGATAGAACGGGTGCCCTTCTTTTGAATAGGCAAAGCCACTTGCGTCACTAATAGTCGAGTATGCGTTTATCTCTGTAGCTAATTCAGTGCCAGTTACATCTTGGAAGTTGAACCCGTTGAACTTGGCAACAAACACATCGCCTTGGTCAGCATTCTCTGCGAGCATAATAACCTCAGACTCGCCAAACTTTGCGATGCTCCACTTAGCTGCAAGCCCTACTTCAATAACGCCCCCTGTGATGCGCGAGTAGGGTGGTGTGCCACTGCCTGTGTTATTCCAGAACTCGATAGAGCTGGTGCCACATAGCATGATGTCGGTGTTATTCTCGAAGTTACGCACAATGTCATCGGGTGACTTCTCTGCGGTTGCAAAGTCGTTACCGTCCCATGAGTTAGCAACATCGGTTGCGTCTAGGCTTGATAGGTAGAACTCACCCGTCCCTGCTTTTGGTACGATGAAATATCCGTCGTGGAAGATGACTGTGCTCGATGCGTCCTCGTAACTTGCATCTGTGATTGTGGCGAACGTCGGACCCGATATCGTGTAGTAGTAGCCGTTAGTGCCATCCGTTATCATCACGACACCGACGTGGTTGTAGGCCATACCAACGCGCCCGCCTGTTGTATTTAACGTGCCGCGACTTGTCTTGGTGCCTGCGGCGTTTATCTCCCATAGCGTGCCACCCTGTACAACGTATAATAGATTCTCGACCGCAAGCATACCTCTGCATGGAGAGCTGGATTCAAAGTCTGCAAACGTAGTGAGTCCAGGCGTAGGATGAAAACTGTAGCGCACCTTGTCCTCTTGCGGCTGCACGTCCATGTACAGATTAAGACGACGTTGCGCGGATACGTCAGGCGCTTTACCTTTCTGCCCTACACCGAATAAATTGTATCTCATCTAATCGCCTAAGAAGATGTTAAAAGCGCGGCCAACTTCAAACGCAGCTGGTTCAATTTGCGACACAGGTGTCGGTAGGTTTTTACGTTTAACACGCTGCTTAACTGCTCGCGTAATTTTAAGCACCTCTTGAGGAACAGCCACACCGAACTCAGGAGCCAGATACTCACAAAGACCATATACCAAAAGATTCTTGTAGCCTGGGGCGAGTGATACAGTTGCGTCAAGCGACGCGAAAGCCGTGAGCTGCGTCCACGTATGTAGCTTGAGAGTGAACGCAGCCGTCGGCGAAGGCCAGAGATACATCGTACCGTTAGGGTAAGAAGGCTCATAATAAAAGAACTCTGGAAGCTCACTGGTTGTCTCCTTGTCAACGATGCTCGTGTATCCGCTTCTAGTGCGTAACATGCGTAAGTTGTAATCGTTACCGTTAGCGTCTGTATAAAATGTAGAGTTAGCAATTTCTACCGGGCGCGCTTGCACGAAGTCACCTGTCGCACCGATAGTGCGCGACTCTGTACTTGCGGGCCAAGTCAGCGACGACTCATCGATACTTAGCACATATGCTCTGTCGGTGTTCCACTCATCAAGCATATCGTTGAGCGCAGTGAGCGAGTCATCTGCCTCTGCCGTAGTTGGACTAGCTCCCGTTTCTAGTACGTGGATTAGACGTAGTGAGCGTTTTATTAAGTCTCTAGCTGTTGCCATGTATCACCATTGTTCTTGGTTGTATAAATAAGCTTTGTAACCCGCGCCTCTCTGCCCACGCTGTAAAAAATTCTTGGTCTGTGCGATTGATTGCATCATCACAAATGAGCACATCTGCACATTCTCCAAACTCCCCTGTCAACATGAACCCATCACCAACCGCAAGAGAGAACCGTCCTGGTAATTCTTCGTCAATAATGTCGCCCGAAACAATAGCAATATTTGTAACATGGGCAGCCTTTGCCATTGCAATGAGTTCCTGAATTTTGATAGCATCGTTCTCTATGCAATAAACCATTTGAGAGGTTGCGGCAGCAATCAATACTGTGTTGAGTCCGCTACTCGTCTCTATGATCGGGTGGGTAGCCTTCTCAGCGTATCGCAGAGCAACCGTTAATAATTCTTCAGTCGCGCTAGCTTCCCCGCCATCGTGTCTACGTGCTTCTTCAAGGTCTTCAACTGCCCAGTTGCCACCGCCTATCTTGTCCGCCACATACTCTAACGTGCTGCCTTCTTTCCGCCGAAGGAACGCGCCCATACTATCGGTGTATGTTTCCTTTGCAGCGTGACCTAGTTGCATCTCGGTAGCGCAGAAGATATGACCCCCCATGTTTCGCCACATGTTGCATACGTGTAGGTCGCCACCCCAGCGTGTACCGTCTTTAAGTACGCGCTGAAACAATATCGGCTGCCTTGTTTCGTGTCCGTTGTTGCCGTCGAACTCTTCGCATTCTTCTACGAGTCGCTCAATGACCTTTCGCCTGAATCGTAAAAAGCCCGTAGGCAACCCCTCGACCTCAATCAATCCATCCTGCACTGATGCGCCGTGCATCATACGCATCGGCATATCATCCTGCTTGTCTGCGCGTCGGAAGGGGTACACGCCACCGACCACTGCTAAATCGTATTGGCAGAGCTTAACTAAATCTTTCGCTTGCCATGAGACATCGGCATCAATGAACACCAAGTCTGTGCAATCCGAAAGTAAAAATTCTTGAATGATTCTATTACGTGCATCATCTACATGGCAGTTGCCGTTGAGTAGATAGTACGCTGTCTGTATTCCTGCTTCGTGTAAAGCTTCTAAACTCGATGCCAATGAAAATGTATAGTGGTCATCGCATCTATCGTATGAAGTTGTAGCGATACAAACTTTCTGTCCTGTCGCTGGTTGCCCATCATCCTGGTGCAATCTTGACATATAAAGTTTGGGGAGCATTGCTGCCCCCCATCCTAGTTAGTTTATGAAGTTACAATTAACCCTAGATTTACTAGTGCGGTGTTAATCGCTATAATAGCGGCTTCATTGGTGCCTGTTGTGGCTGATGGATTTGGAGCAACAACCGTTTGTTTTACAATCGGCGTAGCCCCATAAAATCCAATCTTCTCTACTGTTGCGGCGGTCCCCATGCATATGCCATCAGGACCGTTGTCGCCTAAGTAATGTACTGCCATATTCCTTCTCCTTAATTAATTAAGCGCCAGAACCCATAACACGGCACGCCCATTCTGCACGTAGTGTTTTGAATCCATGGAGCAAATCGATACGACAAGGGATGTTGTCGTTGTTGATGTCATACTGACGCACGCACCGCATACTCAGTCCGTCGAAGTTCTCACGCGCTGCGAAATGCACACCCTGCGGCATTTCCAAATCAGCCGACGCGAAAGCGAAAGCCTCTTTATGATAAACCAAGTGGTTAGGGTGAACGCCACCAGCAACACCAACATAGGTGATTAAATCCGCATCACTGGGTAAGTGGTCGATGTTCTGACTGGCACCAGACGCATATAACGGAGGCGAGAAACTTATATTGGTAGCGGTCGGCGTAACCGTTGAGGTCACAACAAACTGTTGCTCGTGAGCATAAGGGATTTTAGTCTCAGGATGCACAGCCATAACACCAGCAATAGTGAAAATATCACCGACATTAGGCGCGGCAGATGCCAAGCTAATGGTTAGTGTGCTATCGCCTTCGGCTGGCGTGTCATCTATATCAACATCAACGTCACCACCGATAGTGTGCGCATACACACGCTCATTCTCGTACCAATCCAAACCAGCGGTACGGCCAACAACACCGTCACGGTACTGCTTGCTGATTTCCTTGGAGTCATGGAACAAACCTGACAGCGCGTTCACCTGACCAGCCATATCGATACTTTCCATCTGAATACAACGGTTCATATCTTTAGGTGCTAGGTTCTGATTAAGCTTGGCCTTCGCTTTAGTAATTTGAGCGAAAGTAGGCAGCGTACCTGGCGTACCAACGTGATTGTAAACATCTTTAGTAACGCTCTGTAGCATTGTGCCTTCGATGTCAGAAACAAGCACAGCAACCGCAGGCTCAATGATGCGCTTACTGAAATCATCAAGGTCCAAGGTTAAATCGACGCTAGAAAAGTTCATGTCAACACCCTTCTGTGTTGCCACAGCGAGTGTTACGCTCGATTCCGTAGTGTCTTGCGCTTGTAGAGTTTTACCAGTTCGTACTGTGTACTTGTTGGGTAATCGAATCTTCAGACTGTCGCCAATCTTTGCGCCGGTATTGGCGAACGAAGAGTCGTACTGTCGCTCAACAGTGCTGATAAACGAGAGCTTTTCGTGTGCCACACGAAGTACCTCACGCGTTACCGCTGTTGGGGTTAGTATAGTATTAGACATTAGTTAGTCTCCAAAATAGTGTGACGGATTGCAATATTGCTAACCGTATAATTGCTTGTTGCGTGATGCAATCCACGCCGCTGTGCTCTGCTTATCCTTTGGCCCGCTCTTAACTGAACCGCGAGTTTTCAGAGCCTTCGGTGGCGTAGGTGCATCCGAAGTTTGTTTACCAATATCAACATTTACAGTGTTTGAGAGTCGCCCAATAGCTAGCGCTTGTTGCATAGGCGGAAGGTGTGCGATTTCACGAGACTCTTCTGGATTCTTACCTAAGTAGTACCAGACGTGTGGCGCATTGCCCGAACTCAATATCGCTTCGGCCATCACTGGCGTTAACGCTAAATCATTGCTCGTTGCCACTGCTTCAAAGTCATCGTAAAGCTCGTTACCTGCATCAATCGCCGCACCCTTCACTGATTCAAACTGTGCTTGAGCTTGAGCCTGTGTGTTGCGAGATTGTGCTTCCTTCTGCGATACGCGCTGTGCTGCTATTGTTTCTCGAGCCGTGTGTACTGCTAGGTCTTTGACATATGCTTCGTAATCGTCATAGGTATCACGGTTCGGTGCTTCGACTGATTCAGTGGCACCATGTTGCGCAGCTTCGGCTTGGTCAGCTTGGAAGCGTTGCTGCATGTCATCAATGAATCGATCTCGGTCCTGTATCTTTTTTGTTAACTGGTCGATGCGTTTCTTAAAGCTTCGCTTTCCAGGTTTCTTCGCTTCCGGCTCTGCTTCGGCATCTGGTTCCTCATCGGTGGTTTCTTCCTCACCTTCCGGTTCCACTGCCTTTGGAGCTTCCTCACGGTCTGGGTCTAGCGCTACTTCAGCGACCACATCTGGGTCGGTGGCTACTGCCTGGGTAGCATCTTCGTTTTCAACGTCAGTAATTACACTTTCTGTTTCGGCTTCTAACTCACTCATACTTACTTCCTCATCTAGCGACGCGTTAGCATCGGGTTAGCGCGGGTTAAGTCCCGCTAATCTATTTATCAAGTGTTGGGTCGTATGGTGTGCGGCTGCCTGTGGACGGTTCTTTCTGAGATTTCATAAGCTCTTTAATCATGCTCATCTCCTCTCGCAACGCACCCATTTCCCCATCTTGTGCTAGTTTCTGTACCGCTAGTGCGTGCGCTATAGCTGCGTCCAGACGCTTCATCTCTAACTCTTCAGCGTCGAGTGACACCTCAGCACCTTTAATCGTGCGGTTCTTATCGTTATTAATCATGCTCGCCATGAGCTTGTCGCGGTTCATTTCCTTATCCGCTTCCTTGCCAGCAATCTGATTCATCATCTTCTCGCGCTCACCCATGAGTGCATCAACTTGCATCTGTGCTTGTTCTGCGGTCTGGGTTAGCTCAGCAATCTGTTGTTGTAATGCTGCGTTCTCGTCTTCCTCACCTTTGATTTCGGGAGGTATCATGTTGTTTAGCCGCTCGGCCATTTCATCGGCACCAGGCCAATCCATATTCTTGACCATGAGGTCACCAATAACATTCCAGAGTTGAGGATTTCCATCCACAATTGCTGACATGCTTTCAAAGGCTTCCTGGCGTTTAGTATTAAAGCTTGGCCCTGTGGAAACAGCGATATCATACTTTCCAACACCAACATCATAGATGCGTTCAATGCCTTCTCCCTCTAGTTGCTGCTCCGCACCAGGCTCAATTGTTACCTGTTCCGCAGTGCCATCCTCGCCGAGTATTCGTGCCACTCGCTTGGTGTCGTACACTGTCGGTATGAGGTCCACAATAATGCGCCCCACGTGTCGTACTGCCTGTGCCATATTGTCGATATAGTGAAACGTCGCCATATCGCCTGCTTTCTGTCTGTTGTGTATTGCTAACCCGCTGCGCTCGTTAGTTACTTCGCCGAGTGACGCACCCATCTGCCCCACGGTGGCTTGTAGGTCACCGTTGGATGTTTCCATCAAGGCCATTGCTGCTGCGTTCGGTTGTGGTGGTGGTTGGCGTTGAGGTGGACCTGTAGGTTGTCCGTCCTCGTCGTATTCGTTGTAGGGTAGATACGGGAAGTTCTTCTGGTTCGCTTGTGCGTACATGTCCTCGAACCCCTCGATGGCACCGCGACCCACTACCCAGGGATTTTTAGGCTGCATTGCCATTGTTTCGATGTTCGTGCTCATAGCATAGTTATACGCTCGCTGTGCGTCCCGGGCGCGGCGAACGATGCCTGTGGTGTATCTTTCTTCCTCTATATAGAAGTCCTCACCAGGGACGCGCACGATAGGAATATAGCGCCCTGGGAGGAGTAGACCTGAATCACCCCCCTCTAATATCTCTTCACCATTAAGTTTCTGGTAACGCACTTCCGGCTCCTGCACCGTGCGCTCCCCTGAGATAATTACTTGGTCTTCCATCCCCTTTATTTCTGACGCTAGAACGGCTTCCGGCGCTGGTGGTGCCTGTCCAATCATTGACATTCTTGGCTGAACAAACAGGTACGTCTTATCCGTATGTTCAATCCACCAGTGCTCAGCTACCTTAATTCTGTCTTCATCTACCCACCCGTCACCGCGAGCACTCATGTCCCATGCCACCATGTCATGGCCTGGAAATTCACGCTTAAACTGTGCTTCTGACATGTTATCGACTGAAAATACACGCGTTGCGTCTGACCCA